AAGCGTGGAATTTGCGGTCAGAGAAGCCAACTGAAGGGCCAAGAGACGCAAAAGTACACGATGGTCGATGGATTTTGAAGAAAAATGACCCAAATTTTGTGTTAACACCGTTGACTAACCGCGAAAATGTAGTATAATAAAAGCTAAAATTGAAAATCAAAGGATAGCAAATGGCTAATGGTACTCAAAAAGAAATATTTGCATGGCTGAATGCTCTTCGAGAGGGTGGAACAGTTAATATGTTTCATGCTCCACGTTTGATGGAGAGTCAGTTTGAGATGACCCCAGAAGAAGCTAAGACAGCTTTTTGGGAATGGACACAATATCTGAAGATGAACGAAAATGGCTAGAAAAGCACGCAAGCCTCTTACAGAGGAACAAAAGGAAGAACGAAGAGCTCGGCTAGCAAAAGCTCGAGCTAATCGTGAACCTTCTGATTATAAATCTGTACATCCAGATGTACCTCGAGATGAGTCTCATCCTTGGAATATCCAGAACATTAAAAAATGGATTAAAACCAACAAGGATGAGTTAGCAGCGCTTAAAAAACAGCTGAGAAATAACTACGACAAAAACAACAACGAAAGATTCAATCGTCTCGACTGTTATGTACAGAATCTTGAGTCGTATTTGAGAAATGGTGTATACCTTGATAGCCGATGGGGTGAACAAATGGAAGGCAAAGTCCGAGCTGTCGTTCGTGTACCAGCTTATCATTTTTTCGGACCACACAAAGGAAAGATGAAGGTTGATCTTGATACATACAATCCTGTTCTTGGATTTGTGACAAAAGAAGTCTATGCGGCTCATTATGGTATACCTGTTGAGCATGTTGGTATGTCCCCTGAAGATTTGGCTGGAAATACAGCTTCTGGCAAGAAAGCCAAAACAAGAAAGAAAAGGAAGACTAAATAACAAAGGACAAACACGCTAGGAGATTCGCGCTTGTGTCGAACATTGTTAAGTTCCCTGTAACAGCACGTAACCATGCTCCTCAATCTGAAGAGGAAATGCAAAACTCAATACGTAAAGTCAGAGAATCATTTGTTACGACTACAGCAGTTGATCTTGCTTTTGATTTGTTTGCCAAGCTGGAGACTGCGGGTATTAATTTAACAGATGATGAAAAAATTAGATACGACTTAATTATGATTAGTGAATCAATTAAGTCTGCTATGTTTCGATCATTTCAAATGAAGCACCCGTTACAAGAGTTTTCTGAAAACATTATAAATATAGAAGAATCGGACATATCATTCGAAGACTGAGGATATTATTATGGCTTATACTAAAGGCCTCTATGAAATTATTGAGGAATGTCGTAAGACAAAAAACGTAAAGATCAAGGCTGAGATTTTGCAAAAGAATCAATCGACGGCATTAATTGATCTATTTCAACTAACATACAATCCAACAATCCAATGGGTACTCCCAGAAGGTGATCCTCCTTATCGAGCAGCTGAGGAAACGGATCTTGAAGGAGCTCTGATTGGAAAGATGCGTCAGATGAAATATTTCATTAGCGTCAATGGTAATATACTTGAACCATCTGTGAATCCTATCAAGCGCGAGACAATTTTCATCCAATTGCTAGAATCGGTTTCACCGCAAGATGCTAAACTCGTTTTAGAGATGAAAAAGCGTGACATTAAAGGTGTCAGTAAAACAGTAGTCAAGGAAGCGTTTCCGCAAATTGATGTAGGGTAACATGCGTGATATAGATTGGTATCTTCGTATATACGATGGATACCTAACCAAAGAACAGTGTGATGCGTACATTGATATGTACGAAGACGTTACACAAAATCAATCACAAAGAGTTAGAGACCTATCAGTCTGCTACAACAAAGCCGGCCAGAATCTTTGTGGTGACTGCTCTTGCTTGAGAATCAATCCTATGGAATTTGATTGTTTTCAAGAACTGAACAATATCTTTACATCACAGCTACACAATGTTCTTGAAAAATACTATGATGATTGCCAGCTACATAAAGTTCAATGGCCAGAAGAATTTGGTTTTGAAGAGCTAAGAATTAAACGATTCAAAGTTGATCCAGAAGGTCAAGAGAGTAATGGATACCACGGACTTGGTAATCACGTAGACGTATATTCACATGCACACGCTAAAAGATTCCTGGGCATGATCTGTTATCTCAACGATGACTTCGAAGGTGGTGAAACCTACTTTAATTTACTGAATCAATCCGTTGAACCAAAAGCTGGTAGAATATTTTTGTTCCCACCAGATTGGACATTATCACATAGAGGTATACCTCCTCGACCGCCATCTGATCGTATGGCAAAATATTTTCTCATGACGTATGTTAATTATATTGATCTAACAAAGGTCAATGATGGAATTGACTTTACCCATCGTAAGATTGCGCAGCCAGATTTTGGATGGACTCCTCACCATGGCTAATTTTTTCACAAGAGAATACCCTAACTTTTTCACTGACGAGATGTGTGATGCATACGTATCATACTTCGAAGAGACTATGGCTGTAGATGGGGATAAAGTTAAAAAGACCAGTATATGTACAGGACCCGTACGTCCAGATGGCCATCAAATATGTGGGAATTGTAATTGTCAAAGAATGAACCCAATGGGATTTGATAGGTTCTCATACTTAAACACACAAGCTATTAATCTATTCCAACAAGCTGTAGAACGCTACAAGACAGACTGTCAAATATCACCTCACCAGTGGCCACAAGGCTATGGATGGGAACAATTTAGAATGAAAAGATTCCTCTGTGATACAGGAGAGAGTTTTGGTGATCATGTCGACGTTACTAGTCACGATGGCGCCAAAAGATTTTTAATTTTAATGGTTTACTTAAACGACGACTTCGATGATGGTGAAACAGAGTTTCCTATTTTCGGAGATAAGATTAAACCAGAAAAAGGTAAGTTATTAATGTTTCCACCGATGTGGACATATCTGCATCGTGGCAATCCACCAACGAATGGGTATGCAAAATACTTTTTGATGACATACCTAAACTATGGGGATATTCTTGGCTCAAACAACTAAAGGAAAGGTACAATGGGCAAGCGTTCTAAAAATTGGGATGACGACTATTATGAGGATGATACATACGAAGAAAGTAAACGAGACAAAAATAGAGACATTATAAGAAAAACAAATCGACGAATGAAGTCAGCAATCAATGCTCGTGACGTCGAAGAACTAATGAGATTGCAGGACGAATATTAATGCCAACATATACATTTTTCGATGAACAGTCAGGTGTCGAGTTTGATGTCGAAATGAAGATATCAGAACTTGATGACTACAAGGCTAAACATCCACACTACATACAGCGTCCAGCCGCACCAGCAATTGTCGGTGGTGTTGGAGGAATAGGTCGTAATACAGACGACGGATGGAAAGATACATTGAAGTCCATTAAGAAAGCTTCTGGAAAAGGAAACACAATAAACGTATGAAAACATATATTGCAGCAAAAGACCCTGGGAAAGGGCATTTTTGGATTAGCATGGTCAAGAGTGCAGTGAGAATTGTCGGAGCAATTTTCTTAATGACAGGAAACCTGTTGATTGGTGGAGCCTGCTTTTTAGCAGCTGAGATACTAGGAGTGGCTGAGGAATTAGTATGACAATAAGCCGAAAGAAACGAAGACAACTTCGTCAAGATGGCACGCTTGATAAACAGAATAAGATCAATCAAAATAAATTCTCGTTAAGAGACATATATCGTGATTACAATCTTACTGACAAACAGCAGGAAGTTATACAGTCGTATGACGAAGGAAATAATCTAATACTACATGGATTAGCTGGTACTGGTAAGACGTGGCTAGCATGTTATCTTGGTATTGATGATGTGATATCTGGTGGTGATTACAACAAGGTCATAATATTTCGATCTGTTGTACCAACCAGAGACATGGGATTCCTTCCTGGCAACGTAAAACAAAAAGCACAAGTTTATGAGGAACCATATCGAGCAATATTTAATGAATTGTTTCGTAGAGGTGACGCTTACGATATTCTCAAAACAAAGAACCTTGTTGATTTTTCAACGACGAGCTTTTTGAGAGGACTTACTTTTGACAAAACAATTATAATTGTCGATGAAGTAAACAATATGTCGTTTCATGAACTAGACAGTTTGATTACTAGATCGGGTAAGAATACTAAAATTATTTTTTGTGGTGACTTTAGACAAAGTGACCTCGTTAATCATGCAGAACGTGAAGGGCTGAAACGTTTTCTAAGTGTACTAAATACTATTGAAGGATTTGACTACTTTGAATTTGAAGAAGATGATATAGTAAGATCCAAATTAGTGAAGTCGTACATTATAGCAAAGCACAGAATGGGTTATGTTTAAACACAGTGACAAATATAAATTCGAAAGTCTTCCTCGTACAGTAATAGATGGAAAAAGATACTATGTTACACCTGATGGTAACAAGTATCCGTCTGTAACTACTGTCACCGGGCAGGCTTCAGCTAAATCGATTGCTGTTTGGAGAAACCGTGTTGGTGAAGAAGAAGCCAATAGAATATCCAATAAGGCAACAACAGCAGGAACAAAAGTTCATAAGCTCTGCGAAGACTATGTCAACAACGAACAAATGTTGTACGAAGACGTGTCCCCTGAGAATTTGTTTATGTTCAAACAGATTAAGCCAATCTTAGATATATACCTCGAGGAGGTGTGGGCAGTAGAAGCCCCATTGTACAGTGACTACTTACGTGTAGCAGGTCAATGTGATTGTATTGGTATCTTCCAAGGCAAACCATCAATTATCGATTTTAAAACTGCTTCCAAACGTAAGCGTAGATCATGGATTACAAACTACTTCATGCAGGAGTCTGCATATGCTGTTATGTTTGAGGAAATGACTGGGAAGCCAATCGTCAATCTAGTGACAATCATTGCAGTTGCAAACGATGAACCACAATTATTTGTCGAGCAACGCGATGACCATATCGGATACTTCCAGCAATGGAGACAGACATACAAGGATAGGTTTAATGTCTAAAATATTCAGTCTAATACTACTTGTCTGGTTGTTAATACCGACGTCGGTAGCAGCACAAATGATCCCACTAGGTAAGCCAACGTTTTGTCTTCCTGTTGCACAGATGTGGACAGCATATGCTGGTGATGAAAACGAAGTTCTACTATTTTCAGCAATACACGTTAACTCAGAGAACCCTGTTACCACTTACTGGAATCCAGTAACAGACGTAGTATCAGTAATTGAATACACCGATATGATTTTAGAAGATCAATTTGGTAGAACAAAAGAGCAACAGGTTGGTTGTATTGTTGCGATGGGTAAAGTAACAACGATGATTGATTTTGATTCGATTTCTGCAAAAGAAGTAGAAAGAAAAAAACAAGGACCTCGTTGAATGACAATTGTTCCTGAGGGAATAAGTGGACAAGTACTTGATCGTCCACACGACCATGATGGTAACTGGACGAACGAACGACTTGGTAATGAGCTAGCATTAATGCAGCTTGGTGATGTTGTCCCTCTTGAATATAAAATTGACGTCAATCAATTCAAGCAAGAGATACAGCAATTTAATCAGGATTGGGTTGATTATCTACCTCGACCAGATCGGCCAAACAACAGGAAAGCGTTGTCTATAACTACCCTTCCAGAGTGGGATCATAGAGGTGCACCATCACTAGCAGAAGCTACAAAGCAGTTAGGTAGAAAGGTCTTAGAGGAAGAGTTTAGTAAACCAACTGACGTTTATCATAAGTGTCCTAGCTTACATTATTCTCTAGAACCATGGATGCCGTTAGCTAGAACATTTCTTGTGCAGGCTAACATAGGTGGGTACTTTGTACCACATAGAGACTATCCTGTAATGAACAGAAGGTACTTTAGACTAATTGCATTTCTTAACAATTGTGGTCCACTAGATTACGATTGGATCTTAGATGATAGAAAGATACAGATTGAGCATGGTCGATTGTATTATCTTAATACAAGAAAGACGCATAGAACAATCAGCTGGGTCAATAACTCGATACACCTTATTCTAAATGTACCATTTACAACAGAGAATGTAGGTAAGGTTATAGCTAGACTACAGCATCGTCATTAGACGCCGCTTCCAACTCATAGTACGGTGAATTCCTTTTATGCCTCGTGAATATACTAATGGCTTGTTTGTTGGTATATCCGAGTCTTTTATAATTTGTCGCACAGTGTATTCTCGTACTATCAAAGACAATTGCATTGCCAGGGATCCAAGGCATCACACTGTGCACGCTCAGTCCTTCTAGGTATTTGGCGTTTATATGCGGTATATACCTCTCTCTCCACTCCTCGTCGAATGGTACATCAGTTAACCCTTCTACGCCTTCATACGTCGTTAAAATCTTGTTAAAGTATGTGTATGGATCAGTATCTTCCAGTCCTTTAAGAAACTTAGCTGGACCATGGAAATAGAATTGATCAAACATTACTAGCCCGGGGTCACCTTCACCAGGACCATGAAGCTTCAAAGGTAATGTAATACCTTTGTACACATGAGCAAACTCATAGTTGTCATCGTTATGTAAGGTGAATGGACCATTGCAGTGAAAGTACAGAGCAGCATTAATGTCGAAAGGCCCTATGTGCTTCTCTAGCCGCTCTAGTACTTTCTGCACGACTGGATCTTCATACAGATGTGTATTAACATCATGTTTCCAGTCTATAGTTACTGGTCCAGTCTTCTTATGAATCTTTAAGACCTCTTCTTCTTCGAACATATCAACGAGGTAGTTTGCTTCACCTTCATTGATGAGGTCTTCAATTACGTATGGGTCAGATACGTATTTTTTAATGTGATCAATTTGTTCTTTTGTTCTCATTCTTGGTGCCGTAGAATATCTTTTCAAACGATAGCCTTGCCATATCAACTACCGCACGACCACGACTATCGAGATGTGCATCCATTAATAGAAATTCGAACAAATCGTCAAGGTCATTACGCATATGGAGCATATCATATTTAGTCCATCGCTCCAAATTCTTTTCGAGCTCGTCTGATCGAGCTTCGATTTCTTTTTTAGCTGCCCACTCCTCCGGACTCATTATTATCCTCCCGTACAAATGTATTCAAGAACATATCCCACTGCATGGCTCTTGTTTCCCATGTATAAAACGAGTTAGCATATACTTTTTGCATACTCAATCTCTGTTCTAATGAACCTTCCATTAACATTCTTACGGAGTTAAAAAGGTTCTGTGCAAATATATTTGCGTGTGCATTCTTATCTTCATGATAAGGATACATCATTGTCCAATTAGCTGCTGTCTCAGGTAGCCCAGCAAATGAACTGTGTACACATACTAGCCCAGCTGACATAGCTTCCATTAGACTGATACAGCTTGTCTCAGGCCACGTGCTTGGATATGCATGCACATGCATGTCTTTCAACACTTCATGTATCTTGTCGTTTGTTACTGCACCATGATACTCAACGTCTGGGTGTTCTCTTAGTTGATCAAACAACGGCTCGAACTGTTGATCTCGTTCTTTCCAACCATAAAGTTCAAAGCTGGAGTAGACATGGAGCTTGACATTAAGATCCTGCCAGTACATTTTTTTCATATGATCAAATACTGGATATAGAATATCAAGACCTCTATGTGGGGTCGAGAAATATATTAGGTTTAGTTGTTCTTTAGGATCAGGCTTGGTGTGTTCTGGAATTGGAACAATTGCATTCTGTAGTACGTAACACATCGACGGAGGTATACCCAACTTTGTTTGGTAATCCTGTTGCTGCCAGTGTGAAACGAACACGAGCTTGTCAAAATGTGACCAGCCGCCATCCCTTAGAAATCGAACCTCTCCATCGTCTGCTAAATCATGACACCAGAAGATTCGTTTTTTAGTACCATCTAATTTACGTACTCTTGATGGAATGATCTGAAAATGATTGAGGAGCTCTTTATCTACTCGACTGTACAGACCATGCATCATTAACTCTGTACCACCCATAGCTTTCTTGTTAAGCTCATTGACTTCATATCCTGTAGAGCAGCCATCTTCGTATTCAAACATATTCTTCTTGCTGTCCAGAATAGTCAACTTTGGTGCTACCATCCTAATGTCTCCTCAAAATACTTCATTAAATGTTCATATCCACCAATGTGATCTTTACCGATCCAAATCTGAGGAACAGTCTTTACGTGTGGTGCTTTGCCCTTTAGCTCCTCACGTAATGCTGGATCACTGATGTTATATTCAGTATAATCCCAATTACGAGCTTTAATTTCTTTCTTGGCTTTTTCGCACCAGTCGCACATATCTTTGGTGTAGATAATTACATCCGAACGACCAATAGCGCCACGACCCCATCCATTAGCCATCACCACCTCCCATTCGATAGATACCTCTTGGGTCACCCCAAAAGTCATTCGCTCTCACTCTAATAAACCGTTTGGCTGTTTCGTGAGGATTAGAATTAGGAATAGTGATCCAAGGGTTCTTCATCTTCTTCCATGCATCTGACTTGTTACATAGTACTTCCAATGGACTGCGATCTCTTCTGATTGCTTTCGTAATCGATCGATCAACGCTGCTATGAATCCCTTTGGACACTTGATGGTCACGTGATTTCTTTTTCTTTCCCATTATGCTGGTAAATCCTTACAATAATCATAAAAGTTGGTGTACTCTGGAAACGTTTCCAGGAATTTGGTATTTCGTCTTGTATCTAGTTGATCTACATACTGCTGAAACTGTTTACGCAATCTTCTTTTAGTCTCGTTGCCCGTCTTGTTGTTCTTGTAGACATTCCATACTCGTTCCATTTTTCTTGCTTCGAAATCTGAAAACCATGGACTGTCCTTCATGAACTGATGACACTCTTCGAAGTAATGACCGAAGTCATCTGTCAATATATCTATACTCAGATGAGACGGGAATCTCAAGAAAGGAATATCAAGTGTGTTAGCTTGTGTTGCAAGGTACATTTGTCCACCAGCTAGTGATCTAATATTATCTCGCTCTTGTGTTTCATACAAATGGTTTTCAGGATGATCACAAATATCTTGAGCGTGTTCAAGAAGCTCATCAGAAAACTCAAGACTAGATCTAATATCAACAATGTCTTCTAAAAATCCTTTGAATGATGATACACTCAATGCATTGAACGTACACATATACGCAACGTGATTATACCTAGCTGGATCTTTGTAATGATGAGGTCTCATTTTATGCTTACAGAACATATCAAGAAGAGTCTTTAAGCTCCGTAGATGCTTATCATAATCCAATCCAGTTCTAATATACTCAGCCCTCTCACCTTTAGCTTCGCAGCTAGTAAATATTGTAATAGGACCAGTACATCTATCAGTAACCAATTTATCCAACTTCGTAACAAAGTTATCAAAGAGTTGATCAGGAACACATAGGTTGCTGTTTATTTCAAGTCTAAGATTTTTGTTTGGAATAGGATCCTCTATAATCGAATCGAGAACCTTAAACGTATCTTTGGTCAGTAAAGGTTCACCACCTGTTATACGAAACGTCTGTAGATGTCTGTATAGCTCAGGCCACCATTTCCAGAAAGCCTCGACGTAAGGATTTTCTTGGTTGTGTGGGATTGGCATTTTATCTTGGGCTTTAAGTGCAGCCATATCATTGTATGTCCACCCATTTCCATCTTGTCCAGATACCCCAAACGATAATGGAAACCCACCATGCTGCTCAACTTCTTGGTACCATTGGCTACTAATATTTGGAGCGCAGTATGTACATTTAAAGTTACATACGTTACTGAAACTCACCTCCAAGTATGAAGGAAAGATGTTCTCTTTGCTACCCTTCTTTACTACTTCATCAAAGAATGGATATGCCCAACGCGTAGCACTCTTATACACTCGATCACTAAATGAACCGGTATCTTCTGCCTTCCAACAATACCCGCATTCTGGAGGACGTACGCCGTCCAACATCTGCTGTCGAAGTTCCATAGAGAACTCAGTATTGTGGAGGGCAGAAGGATCCTTTTTGATAGCTTCAATGTCTATCTTATGAGTGTTCGGATGATGACAGCTATGCTTATGACCAGTTTGTAGATGCAACGTTACTTGCTTCCACTTAGCTAGACAAAATGTAGGACTAATTTTACCTAATTTGTCAAACCATCCCTGGTGATAAACGTCTTTGTCAGTCATAAAGTTCTTTCATCCAATTAAACATAAACTCAGGTATTCCAGATAGCCTGGAAGCTATCTCAAGTAGCTTTTCTTGACTCAAATCAGGATACAGGATAGCCGCTTCATTGAGGCTATGCCGTATTTCGTCACTAAGCTGCTTCTGACCCTGCTGCATTATCAGTATCCTCTTGTGGAGCAAGATTACGATCACCTGTCATAGTTGCAATAACTGTAACCAACAGTGGATCACGTTCCTTCTTCAACCAAACGGAGAGATAATTCTTTTCCATCTCATCAAAGTCCATTTGATCGACATGAAATCTGATTGTCGTATCTAGCATAGCTGCCAAAGCATATAGCTTTCGGTCTAGGTACGTAAAATCAGTATCACTCTTCTTTTCTGCTGCCATGTTAATTCACTCCTTTCATGACGTTATGAATTATTTAGTATACCTATAAAACAACATATAGTCAACATTATGGTGCCGGCTGAGAGACTTGAACTCCCGACCTGAGGTTTACAAAACCCCTGCTCTACCAACTGAGCTAAGCCGGCACAATGGTGCGCTCGGCAGGACTCGAACCTGCGACCACACGCTTAGAAGGCGCGTGCTCTATCCAGCTGAGCTACGAGCGCCTATAATCCTCCACTAATTTCTTCTGCATTGCCCACGCTTCGATCTCGTTTGGATCATCACTGTATGATCCTTTCCAACCACTTACGTATCGATCCTTGTCGTGCTGGTCGACAT